TTGATAACAATAGATTTCTTCAAAGTCAAGGTAAACTACCAGTTGCTGTTGAAGTAGTAGGTGATTCTGGTATTGGTAAAACTTCTACTATTGTACAGTTAGCTAAAGAGTTAGATTTAAATTTTGTAAAATTAAATTTAGCTCAAATTGAAGAATTAGGTGACTTGGTTGGATTTCCAATTCGACAATTTGAAGTTTGTAAAACAGAAAATGATTGTTTGTGGATTGATGAACATGCTGTAACTGAGTATACCAAACAAGGTTACCAATTTACAGGTAAAAATAGAATGAGTTACTGCCCACCTGAATGGATTAGTAATAAAACTACAGGTGGTATTTTGTTATTAGATGACTGGAATAGAGCTGATATAAGATTTATTCAAGCTGTTATGGAACTTATTGATAGACAGCAATATATTAGTTGGACTCTACCAAAAGATTGGCATATTATACTTACCAGTAACCCAGATAATGGAGAATATTTAGTTAATAGTATTGATAACGCTCAAAAAACACGTTTTATTTCAGTTAAGTTAAAATTTGATATTAATTGTTGGAGTGAATGGGCTGAAAATAATACTATTGATAATAGGTGTATTAACTTCTTACTCAAACACCCAGAATTAGTATCTACTAATACTAACTCCAGAAGTATTACAACATTCTTTAATTCAATTTCATCATTAAAATCATTTAATGACGAGTTGCCTTTAATTCAAATGATTGGAGAGGGTAGTGTAGGTTCTGAATTTACAACACTATTTACAATTTTTATTAATAATAAACTTGATAAAATTATTTCACCTGATGTGATTATGAATCATGAAAGTGAAGAATATATTTTAAATACATTAAAAGGTATTATTGGTAAAAAGAATGAAAATGAATATAGAGCTGATTTGGCTTCTATTATATCAACTCGTATTATTAACTTTAGTTTGTTCTATAGTAAAGAAAATAAAATTGAAACTGATTATATTAATCGTTTAGCCTTTTTGATGAATGAAGAAGTATTTGCTGATGATTTAAAATATAAAATTGTAAAATCAATTTATAATGGCAACCCATCAGCATTTAAAACATTAACTTTAAATAAAACCTTAATCAAGTTTTTGACTAAATAATTGCTAAATGATATTACTCCCTATTTATCATACCCCACCTGGTAAATTTTTCTTTTCAGGTCTTGATGATTCAAGTCTATCAACTAAAATCATTCCCCAAGAAACTAAAGAAATTTTACAAAACCTTTTTCAGGAATCTAAAAATAATAAAATTAAAAATAATTCAACACTTTGGTTAACTTCTTTATCTGAGTTACCTAACTATAAGTTGAAAAATTATATTAAAGAGAATAAACTTAATATTTCAACAGCTCGTAAATTTAGCCAATTAGATAATGTTATTATTAGTGATTCTTTTATTGAAAGAGAATATCTTACATCTAACTATGATGAGTATATTATCTTTAATTCTCCTATAGCAAAAAATATAATTTTAGAAAATCTTATCTTTAATTCTTATAAAGATCCAAAAAATCTACTTGACCCAAACTTTTATTTATTTATAACTTCTGAGAATTATAACTCTATAATCCAAATCCATCCAGACTTTAAAACAGTTTTAGAAGATAAAACAACTAAAGTTATTAAAGGATATGCCTTAAAAAGACGACATGGGAGTGTAAAAGCTTATGATAAATTTGATTTCTTAATAAATTTAATAGATAATATTAAAAAATATAACATTAAAGTTGTATTAGATTCTTCATTACAAGAAGATATCAATAAAGGATTAACAATTGACTATGATGTTTTTGAAACATTATATGGAATGTTAAAAAATAATGATATGGGATCTTGGGAATTAGCTAAAGAAATTATATCTAATAATGAATATGAATCTTCTAAGCCTTATCTAATATTTCTTTATTGTGTTTTTCCTGAGTTAAGAAAAAGTTCTATGAATAATAATTATACTTTCTTTAGAAAGAATCTAAATAAAATATATGTTGAAAAACTTTTTCCAAAACAATATTCTAAATTTAATTTTCCAATAGAAAAATTAATAGCTGCCTTAGTAAACACTTATCCTCAATACTCTATTGAGTTTAGTAAATGCTTAGTATACCATCTTAATCAATTAAGTGAAAAAACCATTATTAAAGATATAACTTTGATTTAATTTTAAATAAAAATGACAAAACAAAAATTTGACAAACCTCGTCGGCTTATTAAGCCTGAAGATGGTACCATTGCCTACACCTGGGAAGGTAAACTTCATAACTGGGATGGCCCCGCTCTTATCCCTGAGGGTAACAACCGAAAAAGAGAATACTACATCCATGGCATTCAGTACACTGAAGAAAAATGGAATGAACTTAAAAGTGACCGTCAAGGATTACCTTGGTTTAAAAACCCAGCATATAAGGAGAGGAGCTAATATGTATAACATATGGCTCGTACAGTAGTACTTTTAAGTTGTGTTGCCCAAAAATTAAGCGAACCCGCTAAGGCCAGAGACTTATATCAATCAGACCTATTTAAAAAAAGCTTGGGATATGGTGAAAGTCTTAAACCAAATGCCATGTTTATTTTGTCTGCTAAACATCATTTATTACCTTTAAATAAAGTTATTGATCCTTATAACAAAACACTAAAAGACATGAACGCCGAAGATAGGCAAAAATGGGCTGATGTTGTTTTATCTCAATTAAAAAATAAGGGATATGATTTAGATAAAGATAATTTTGTGATTTTAGCAGGTAGTACATATAGTAAGGATTTAATTCCTCATATGAAAAATTATGAATTACCTCTTAAAGGTAAAAGAATAGGCGAACAAAAATCTTGGCTTAAAAAACAATTAGAAAAACTTAAAGAAACTGTAATAAAATTAACCCATTTACTTTATGAAGCTATCAAAGAAAAATCTTCCTTCTTTAATTGAGTCGTATCTTCAAGATATTGAAGATTTTGGAGATGAAACTATTTATACACCTGAGTATACTGTAGTATGTGAATCTACTCTTAAAAATACTAAAAAATTAATTTTGGAATCTAAGAGTTTTTCATTATCTTTACTAAGAGAAAGTGTTAAAAGTGGCACTAATCTTCAAAAAGAAGTAATGGAGGATTTTATTTTATATATTAAAAGTTTTGATTAAAAATGAAAATAGGGTTTTGTGGAACAATGAGTGTAGGAAAAACTACACTGGTTAATGCTTTAAAAAATGTACCTGAGTTTAAGGATTATACTTTTACTACTGAACGTAGTAAATATCTTAATTCATTAGGCATTCCATTAAATACTGACTCTACACTTAAGGGTCAAAATATATTTTTGGCTGAAAGATGTACTGAATTAATGCAAGAAAATATCATAACTGATAGAACAGTAGTTGATGTCATAGCTTTTACCAGATTAGCTAAATCTATTAGTTATATTGATGGTGATGCTTTTGAAGAATATGCTAAGCGTTTTATTAGAGAATATGATTATATATTCTATATTTCTCCTGAAGGTACTATTATTGAAGATAATGGTGTTAGAGAAACTAACCAAGAATATAGAAATGAGATTGATCAAACTATTAAACATTTACTTCATAAATACAAACCTTGGCATAATGTTTTGAAAGGATCAACAGAAGAACGTGTCAAACAAGTACTAAAGACTTGTTTTGATATTTATTAATATATGAAAAATCAAATTCTACTAATAGTTTTAATAACAAGCTTATTTTGGTTCTTAGGTTGTTATATGTACATAGATCTAACCCATAAAGACTGTATTGATTGTAGTGTTTTAGTAAATGAGAATAATAGAAAATATCAAAACGAGCTTGATTCTTTAAACCTATTACGTGATAGTCTTGAAAAAGAAATAATTGTAGCAGAATTTAAATCAGACAGTCTTAGAAACTCAATCTCAGCTCGTAATAAAGAATTAAACAAATTAAGAAAACAATATAATGAAACAATTGCTGCTATTGATAATATGTCTAATGATGAGCTTGTTAAGTTTCTCACAGACCGATACCACTAAAGATTCCTTAATTTGCGTTCCTAGAAAATATGTTGAATTAGCTGTTATTGAATTAACTTTATATGATTTTCTTAATAAAGAAGTAGAGTCTTTAAAACAAGACACTACTGAACTTAATGAGATTATTTTTTACAGAGATTTTATAATCTCAAGAAGAGATGAAGAGATAAAAGCCTACAAATCAACTTTAGATAGTTGTAATGCTTCTCGAGTTAGTTTAGAAGCTCAAAATAAAACTCTTTTAATTGATTTAAAAAATACTCAAGATAATTTAAAAACTTGTAGAAGATCTGTTGGAGTTTTATCATTATTTTCAATAGGATTATCAATTTTAGTAATAAAAAATGAGTGATTTAAAAAAGATAATCAGAGAAGAATATCTTAAATGCGCTCAAGACCCGGCGCATTTTATGAAAAAGTATTGTATGATTCAACATCCTCAAAGAGGTAGAGTTAGTTTTCATTTATACCCATTTCAAGAAAAAGTTTTACATTTAGTTAGAGATAATAATTATACTATTATTAATAAATCCCGCCAGTTAGGTATATCAACCTTAACCGCGGGATATTCTCTTTGGTTAATGACCTTTCATAAAGATAAAAATGTACTTTGTATAGCTACTAAGCAAGAAACCGCTAAGAATATGGTTACTAAAGTACGTTTTATGTATGATAATTTACCTAGCTGGCTTAAAGTTAATGCTATTGAAAATAATCGATTATCTTTAAGATTAGAAAATGGATCTCAAATAAAAGCGGTAGCGGCGTCAGGTGATGCTGGTAGATCTGAAGCGGTTTCTTTTCTAATAATTGATGAGGCTGCTTTTATTGAACAAATTGATGAGATTTGGGCTTCAGCCCAACAAACCTTAGCAACTGGAGGTGGATGTGTAGCTTTATCTACTCCTTATGGTACTGGAAACTGGTTTCACAGAACATGGACTAAGGCTGAAGCTAATGAAAATGAATTTTTACCTATAAGATTACCTTGGTATGTTCATCCTGAACGTGATCAATCTTGGAGAGATAGACAAGATGAACTATTAGGTAATCCCCGATTTGCCGCCCAAGAATGTGACTGTGACTTCAATACTTCAGGAGATATTGTTTTTTATCCTGAGTATTTAGAATTTATAGAACAGACAACTATCAAAGAACCTATTGAAAAAAGAGGAGCTGATAAAAATTTATGGATTTGGGAACCTGTAGACTATTCAAGATCTTATATGGTAACAGCTGACGTAGCTCGAGGTGATGGTAAGGACTATTCTGCTTTTCATATTTTTGACATTGAATCAAATGTTCAAATTGGAGAATATAAAGGTCAAATAGGTACTAAAGAATTTGGTCATTTATTAGTAGGCATAGCTACAGAATATAATAATGCTTTATTAGTAATTGAAAATGCTAATATTGGTTGGTCTACAATTCAAGTCGTTATAGAAAGAGAGTATAGAAATTTATATTACTCTCCTAAGTCTCAAGAGGTAACAGCTGAAACTTATATGAGAAATTATGAAAATAACCAATCTCAAGTTCCTGGTTTCACTATGTCTATGAGAACAAGACCTATGATTATAGGTAAATTTCAAGAATATGTTTCTGATAAAAGTGTAACTGTTCAATCTAAAAGGTTACTCCAAGAAATGAGAACATTTATTTGGAAAAATGGTAGAGCTGAAGCTCAAACTGGTTATAATGATGATTTAATAATGAGTTTTGGTATTGGGTTATATGTTAGAGATACTG